ATATAGTCTTTGATGCGCCTTTTGCGAACAAAGCCTCTTGTTCCTCTAAAGTACGAACTCCATAAATGACACCAAAATCAGTTTTGGTGAGTTCAATAGCGCGTTTGACTGTTTGAACAAGCTTTGGGTGAACACCTTCCATCTTGCTCAAACTACGGTTTGATAATCGAAAAGTCATTTTGTAAGACCTTTTGCTTTTTCAAAAGTACGAAGGCCACCAAGCCCCAACATACCAAGCAACACGGTCATCAAACTTTCCATATCAAAAGCGGGTAACTCTGGCGGGACAACTCCTGCATAAGCAAACCCAAAAGTTAGCATCGGAACAATTACAAAATGCCATATCATGGCAAAAGAAAGACCCCAACCTAAAAAAGGTCTCCAGCCAGCAATGAAAACACTGCGATGCTGCGCTTCCATTTTGTTTATTTCTAACTGACCCATGTTCGCTTCATGAGCCTGCTTTTCTGCCATGGTGGCTATTTCATGAGCCAACTTAGCTTTTTCATCCGCATCAGGGATAAATTTATCTAAAAGTCCTGTAACTGGACCAATCAACGATTGCAACATAGGCACCTCCTGCGATTTGCCGCATTTTATCTTATACCGAAACGAAAAAATAATAAAGGCAGAAAAATTAATCGTCTGATATTGGACGTGTGGGGTCCCGGAATTTAATTTTTGTGCCTGCGTCTGCGGTAGGTATTTGTCTTATGCGGCAATATGTTTTGAAATAAGGGTTTTGCCCAAAAATAAAATTGTTCGTGCCTACGTTTTGGGTATTGAGTGCATTTGAATATTCAACGCAAGACGTTAACTCGCGGAAGTAAAACTCTTCACCGGTGGGTTGATTGCGTTCTAAAACAATTAGAACGAAGATCATCATCGTGTCGATTATAATCTCCGTTTTTTGGTCAACGCTTGAGTTTTAGGTGCTTCCGGCGCAACAAGAGCCCACGTCAAAACTTCTAAAGGTCGTTGCCACGCTGTGCCAAGAATGTAGGAGCCGCGGTTTCTTATGTATATCATGGCCCCGTAACCACATTTACCTTGGTTGTGATTAAGCCAATCCTGCGCGACCCGAAATCTTTTTGATGGTGGTTGAACGTCTGCTAATAAGACGAACTCCCTTAAATCACAGTCTAATCTTGGTTCTGCTGGATTAAAATATTTATGAGCTGTTGCAACTTCTGGTCGCTGGCTTTGGCGGTTTCCTCCATTGCTGATAGGTTTTTTGTTATTGCCTGTATCGCCTGCTCATTTAATTTTGTGCTTGTTCCGTTTTCCTCCGCTTTAGCCGCTGTTTCTCTTACTTTCGCTTCAAGTTTAACAACTTCTTCCTTGGTAGCTTCGGCATTGGCGGTAACAGTTCCGTAGGAAACAGCTATTGTCAGTGCGCCAATTAAGAGAGGGAGCGCCCACGTAGGGACCTTTATATGTGTTTCAGACATAAAATTACTCCTTATAAAATATCATTATACACATTTTTTTATTTACGCGACATCCATGCTGAAACACCCATGTAGCTCCCTACAATGCCTGCTATCGTAATAAAAAAAACATCAGATACATCTTTCAATAATTCTATACGACTGTCCGGTATAAAAGGCATGAACAACATTGCAGTAAAAACGGCACCTCCTATCATGGCAGACCGAGCAATGCGTAACTGTGCCATATGTTTTCTTGATTGATCTTCAAATTCTCGTATTTCTCTCGCACGGTCTATTTCTGTATCACTCACCACACCGTCATGATCTAAGTCATATTTTTCGTATTGTGATTTTTCTTCTAACTGCTTAACCATTTGACCCAAACCATGAGCAAAATGAAACCGCCTATAAATATAGATGTGGCCAAAAACCAGCCGAAATAATCCCAGTTTCTTGCAGCTTTTCGCCTTTTTTGAATTTCTGCTTCTCTTCTTTGTTTTCTTGCTTGCGCTAAAAACCTTTGCCAGTCATCCCACATTCCGGGGCGGCCATACAGTTTCATCATGGATTCTAGTTCTTTTTCCGTCTGTCTAATTTTCTCCAAAGCCATAAATTCTTCAAAATCGTTTTCGGTTTTCCCACCAAGTATCGCTAAAACACTTTTTTTCTTCTTGTTACCACGGCGTTGTAAATCCTCTTTGGCACCCACCATTTGTCCGATAGCGCCCATGGCGTCCGACAAATCTCGACCGTTAGCAATAAACTGCTTTACTACAGAAAAACCAGCATTGAATGCGGCAAGTTCAGCTATCAAATCGTGTTGCCCCCGTCTTTACATTATCCACCCCCAGCGAGTGAACCAATACCTCCTTGGGTTTCTGGTCTTCGGAAAGGGTTTACCCCAACGGGCATAGTTGGTTGTACACCAGTTAGTCCAAAACTACTAGGCGATCTTACATTTATAGGCATCGGAGGGCCCTGCATCGGGGGTTGACCACCGTCTACATTGACTCCCAAGTCTCCTACAACATAAGGGTCGGTTGTGCCTGATTCGTCTGTAGTGCCTGTACCCGTAGTCCCTGTACCCGTAGTTCCTGTACCCGTAGTTCCTGTACCCGTAGTCCCTGTACCCGTAGTTCCTGTACCTGTTGTGCCGACGGGCACTCGAATAACCTCACCATTAGGCAAGGTTATTAATTCAAATTCTGGCTCTTCGCCATTAAAATCATAATCTTGTCGTGTCCCTTCCCCACTACCAAGAGTAAAGGGGGGTATATATCCGGCACCTATTCCAGTCAAATCTAATCCTTCAGAAAAATCAACAAAAACATCTTCATTGCCAAGGTTGATATCTAAAGGATTGCTACCGGTGCCTGTATCGGGTGTAGTGCCGACAGCTTCATCTACGGCATCTTGCGGTAATCCGGGTATTGTATTCATGCCGGGTCCACGTCCTGCTCCGGGTCCGGGTCCTCCTCCGGGCTCACCAAATAAAGGACCAGCCGTTCCTAAGTCACCTATTATGTTGCCCTGTTCATCAAAAACAAAACCACCTGTTGTTCCTACTTGCATGGGTGGTTCTGAACCACCCTGACCTAATTCGGGATCACTATAAAGCGAGGGGTCAACCCCACCTTCTGAACCTCCAATATTTACATTTGATAAATCAAAACTACCGCCTAAGTCACCCAAGTCTCTAAGATCGTTGAGATTTAAACTTCCTCCTCCGGGCAACGGTATGGTGTCCGCTATGGTTTCAATACCAGACGGTGGTGTTGTAACTTGGACAGGCGGTGTTACTACGGGTTCCGGTGGCGCTTCCGGCAACGTTGCTATACCGCCAGTCGGAGGCGGTGGAGTGAACGTTCCTAGTTCAGGGTCACTGAATAAAGAAGGATCAATCTGTGGTGCTCCACCCCGTGCTGGTTCAAATGGAACTGGCCGCGGTGTAGGCACAGGCATTGGAACTGGGTCCGAAATGGGCGGCAACGTTGGCTCCGTCATCGGCACTTGAGTCATCGGCACCTGAGTCATGGGTGGCGGTGCTACCGGTGGTGGGGGTGGCGGCGTAGGAGGTGGTGGGGGTAAGGTTTCAACCATTGGTGGTGGTGCTACCGGCGGTGGCGGCGGTGGCGTCACATCGGGAATAGTTGTTGGTGTTGGCACAAACGGTGGTGGAACCGGTGGTACGTTTGGCTCTGCAATAATAGGTCCAGTTTCACCGGGCAAAACTTTGGGTCCGCCTCCTCCCGGCGCAGGCGGAACTGGCATCGGCGCGGGAATAGGTGTAGGTATGCTAGGAACTGGTGCGGGAGCCGGAACAGGGGCAGGTATGCTAGGAACTGGGGCAGGTGTAGGCACAGGTGCCGGTATGCTAGGAACTGGCCGAGGAGCCGGAACAGGTTCAGGCATAGGCATAGGGGCCGGTATGCTTGGTGCCGGTACAGGCATAGGCATAGGTACATTTGGCACAGGAACAGGGGGCACCGGTGGGGGTGGCAGCGGTATATTTGGCACAGGTGCCGGAGCAGGTATAGTCAAAATAGGATCAGGCAAGGGTGTAGGTAAAGGTAAAGGAGCTTGCTTTGGTGGACTTGGTTTGAAACGACCTCCGCCCAATCCTCTTGTAGGTTCAGTCATAAAACGTGAAAAATCGACCATCAAAAGACTCCTTGAAAACGTTGTGGCCGCGCAATCGGGCTAAAACCTTTTACGACTCCGCCACGTGCCATACGTTTGGCAGGCGTTTCTCCAGCCTTTGACAAAGCAATAGCAACTGCTTGGTTTTGTTCATAGCCCTCATCCATCAACTTTTTGATGTTTTGGCTTTTGGTTTTGTTGCTACTACCTTTCTTCAATGGCATATCAGCAACCTATGTAATCACCGCCCTTAACGGCAGCACCCATTCCACGGGCTGTAAGCTTCGAGCCTACTGGTTTACCATACTCCATGCGCTTATCTGAGTATGGCGCTTCGGCAGTCTTGCCGTAAGGTATACGGCCCTGCTTATCAATTTCTGCAAATTCTACTGGTTTTGGTCCGTCTTTTGGTGCGGAACCACCTACTTTAACTACACTTTTCATTCTAACCTCCTCGGTTTTTAAGTAGCTCACGCTGCATTGCAGCATCAATTCTAGCTTGTGTTTGTCGTTCTTGTGAATCCAATCGCTGGCCAAACTGTTGCGCCCTTGTTGCTTGGTTTTGCGCATCAAGTTGCACTTTAGCTTCGTCAATCGCTTGATCGGCTTGATCTGCCTGCGCCCTAATTTGTAGCTCTTGTTCTTTAAGCTGTACGAGAGGATCAGGTGCTCCAGCGCCGGACAATTGTCCAGACAGTTCTTTAACCTGCTGCAAGCCTTCGGCTACAAACTGTGCCGTCAACTTTTCAATCTCTAGCATTTCATCGTCTGTGGCAGGTTGACCACCTTTCTGTTGCATCTGTTGTAAGTAAGCGACAGCCGCTTGTTCTTTGGCCGCTATCTGTACGTGCTCCATGACGTGCTTTTGCAATGCCATAGCAACCGGAGGCATCGAACCCACCATGGGCGAGGACCCAAATACCAAGTGAGCAGTAATGTGTGCTTGATGGTTCTGCCCTTCAAAAGCATGTAACTGCAACATGTCTAACGCATTTATGTTTTCTTGTGCAGGGTCGAGAGGCGTGGGCTCCTCATCTGGAACCGCTTTCATGATCCGATCTACATCGGTCACGCCCAAAGCTTCATACATATCTCTGAATACTTCAGCTAAATTGTGAAGTTCCGGAGCTTGGGTAGCAAGCTGCAATTTTGTTTGCGCCATCACGATACGTTGTGCTTGGCTGAATACATTTGGATTACTGACAGGTACGACGTCTACACGATCATCAAAGTCACTTTGCATGATCCTTTCGTCACCACCCGGTACAGAATACGGATATCTTTGCGGCAGACTTTCAGACATCACACGTGCAAGAATCTTAAACTCTTGACGCATGGCATAATGTAATCGCTTATGCACTGCACTCATAACACGAGTGCCTTGTTCCATCATCGCAATAGTCGTGCCAACTGCTGCTTGCTGGTTACCATCACCAACTTTTAAATCTGTTATGGTTGCGAAACGCTGACCCGCTTGGACAACAAACCCAAGGAGATTGAATAATGTTTGGTCAGGCCCTTTAAACGGCAACGGCATAAGGCTATCGCGGATAGCCCCACCCGGAGCATCGACATCGCGAAACTCACCGGGCTGCAATGGATCGTCATCATCTCTGATCCGTAGTCCGCGAGCTTTGAAACCAGCAGGGAGGTTGGACAACGTGCCTGCATCGATCAACTGTCGCAGTGCCGCCGTAGCGGTCCTAGATAGGCCGCCAATCGTGTGTATCAAACCTAAACCGTAAAAGCCAAAGCCCGGTAAAAACTTAAAATGAGTGAAATATTGTATTTTTTTACGCAACTCATCTTCTTCGAGATAATTGCGTCTAATCGATAATATCTGGCCATTGTCTTCAGATATGGTTACTACATAAGGAATCTTGATTCCCGTAGGCTCACCTTCGTCATCTTTGTCCTCATAACCTTCAAGGTCCAAATCAACGTGGCATTCAAGAATTGTGCAGTCATAATCTATCTGATTCGGCTCTATGCCCTCTATACGGTCTAACTCGCCCTCTAAATCAGACATTTCTTTCTGCGCAGGTATTACCTCTACATCTAAATACACACCTGCAATCTGTCTCTTACGCAGATCATTAAGGGACATACGCACTACTTGTGTAATATTAGGGCATGTTTCGAGGTCCGCGGTCTCATAAGGAACCACCAAGTTTTCTACGGGTACAAACTTAGATACCGCTCTGCCCAAAGTTTCATCGAAGTATGTTTTCTTAAACGTTGAGCCCGCCAAAGGCAAATAAAACAACATCTGATCCATGTCAGGCGTGTATTCTTCCATCACATTTGTGATGTAATAATTCATAAACTGCCGTACACGGGACGCTTGCTGCGTCTTTGACACAGTTTCTTTGCCCATTACTACGGTGCGCACGGGCCCCGAAGCGGGTAATAATTCATTAAACGCTTGTGCTTGGAATTGTGTGGCAGCTTCAGCCAATAAAGGATGAGTCACACCGGAGGCTCCACGGAAAGGCTGTGTGCGCTCATCGTAAGTAAAGCCAAGAAGCTCTAATCCGTTTGTATAAGCATCTTCCCATTCTTGACGACTTGCTTTGTTTGCATCGAACTCTCCAAGCAAATCACTAGAAATACGGACCAGTTCTCTGTCCGGTATTTCTTCTGCTAAGTTCATGTAAAAATCGTCACTCTTACCGCGCTGATCCTGTGGATCAAAGTCGATAATGACTCCGCCATCATCCTCTGGCTTTATTTCGATAGAACCAACGTCAGTTGCTTCAATGTCAGCCATCACGACATTTGCACTATCTGGCAACTCAAGTTCTACTTCAGCAGCTAAATCGTCTGTGTCTAATTGTGATGGAACATCCATCAAGCCTGCATTTGGTTTACCATTTGCCATTGCCACTCCTATTTATCTGGGAGGAAATACCCGTATGAATCTCTTGGGAAATACAGGTCCATCCCTCCTTGGGGGCTCCTAAACTCGCGTTCATTCGCGGGCCGTCCCATAATTGCATCTAATTGCTGAAATATTTTAGCATCAACCATCCTTGAAAGTTGCTCTGGTGTTGCTTGAATACCAGCTTGTTTAAAAATAGATACCCCAACCGCATTGTTTCTTTTATCCATAGCACGATGTAACCGATTTGAAGTACCAATATCTTCGCCTAGATCGCCAACCTTCATCGCGGTCTTTGGTCCGTAGTCCGCGGCGACCATTGCAGTACCCAATGCGTGTCCACGGGC